GATTACACCACGTCCGCTGTGCAGCGAGAGCTTACAGCACAGCTAGTGGGTATACATCCTGTTGTGGCAAATGCTATAGCAGAGGAGCTATTGCGTTTGGGTGGTGATGTGGTTGCAGCCAACAAAGATATCATCGCTGGACTAGGTGGTGTATCCGCTGTGAACCCACTTGCTGATACATTGGTACAAGCTGGTATCAATCCCAAAGACCTTGTAAAAGTGATCATGGATCATCCTGAGATCCCGGTATCTACTTTGGCCCGACAGGTACAGGATATCACAGGTAGTCTATCCGCACATCCTTTGAGTGGGCTAAAGCGTGCTGGTAAAAGACTTAGCGGTCTTGCTCGTCAAGGTATGTTGGGTGGGTATCTGATTCCCAACTTTGCTTATCACACAGCTAACATCCTTACGGCACCTGCTATCATGACAGCTACCGTTGGCGGACAGCTAGCATGGGCTGCAACAAAGCGTACCGGATATGATTTGGTATCCAAAGTTGCAGCTAAGATTTCTGCGGGTGAGCTTGTAAAGTTTGTCTATGCTCGTCTCGGTATGACACCTACTGTCCCAGGTAAAAACATTCTGCTCAACCTTGAAGATGGACGTGTGTATACCTATGACTCCATTGCGAAGATTGCTTTGCAGAACGGAATCCTAGGTGGTCAGCAGTCCGCAGAATTCCAGGTGGATGTTTTGGATTCCATTTTGCGTTGGTCAAAGCGTAACCTGAAGGGCGAGAAGGTTGGCGGTGGTCAGGATTTCCTGCGTCGCAATCTGGATCCACTAGCTGAAACCTATGCCGCTCAGATTGCAGCCGCATCCGATGGTCAGTTCCGTACCTCTGTTTTGATTGAAGCATTGGCTTCAGGTAAATCTGAGGAGGATGCTGTCAAGCTAGCTCGTGAATCCTTGTTCGATTATAACAAGATTTCAGAGGCAGAACAAAACTACATTGCTTCATGGTATTGGTTCTACCGGTTCCAGAGACAGAACGTAGTCAGTACCATGCGCAACATGGTCATGTATCCTAACCGTGTCAAGCAGTTGCTACAGATCCAATCCATGCCTAGCCGTATGTTTGATGAACGCAACATGAGCGAAGATCAGAAACAAGTGTTCATCTACTCCAACAATTTTGAATCACGGGCTAAGCTAGCTACCTTTGCTAACGCTGCGAAGAACTCATTCAAAGATGACGTGCAGGTATATGGCCCACCTATGCCTTTGTCTGATGCTATCCTAGCTATCCAAGGTGGTATGCAGATATTCAAACCTCTACAGGATTCCACCAATCGTGGACCTGAAGGTATAACCGCAACCATGACAAACATCCTACAGACTGCGGGTTCTCACGCAGGTCCAGGTGTAGGAACTATGTTCAAATTCGTTACGGGTGATCAAGCATTGGCATTTGGCGAGGTACAAAACCTTGGTAAGTCAGTAGACCCCAAGTTTGTAGCAGCGTTAAAGAGTACCGGGTTTTGGGATTCCGCAAAAGAATACTTCCAGATTGTGGAGACACATCCTGGTAACCCTGATTACCCTACTGGTAGAGCCGTCAATCAGATGGAGGGTGATGCTTATTACTATCTGGGTGGTACTAAGGATACACGTCTTGCATGGCACGCATTGACTAATGACGCTACAACAGCGGCAGGTGTACATCGTCTGGTCACAGACTTTGTAGGCCCACTGGTTATGTATGCTGGCGATGAACAAGGTATGTCACAAAACGTCATCCCAACCCTAGGTAATTATCCGTCTGAGATAGCTGCAATCCGAGCCTTGAAATTTCTAGGAGCAATACAGGTAGAAGAAAGCACGGTAACGGAGGAAGAACAATCTGTTACAGGTGGACAGGCTGATCAAGACTCCATAGCCTGGAAGCTCATGTTGCAAGAAATACAGAACAAGTATCCGTGATTAGCCTATATCCTTACACATACAAGAGAGAGGTCAAGAAATGACAAACACAAACGTAATCCATTCGTACCTACAGCAGACCATTGCAGTTACCAGCACGGTTGCAGCTACCACGCTGACTAACTCCAATACGATTTGGCCCACAACTCCACCCGCCGTAAAGCTTTTCCAGGGGCGGGCACTTGCGGTCAACGCAAAATTGCTTAGCTTGAAAGTCTATCTGAACACTGTTGTAACGGCAACATCGTTAAACATATCGCTGGGTGGAATAGGTAGTGGAGCGTCTACATTCCCATTGGTCAACACAAACATTTCATTCTCGCCTGGAAGTTCATCTTCCGGTATCGCTATGATCTGGCAGTACCCGATCCCTACTCTATTTTTTGTGGATGCGGACAGCAAACTAAGCCTGCATATCAGCACCAACGCAGGTACGTGTAACGTGGAAGGAATCCAATTCTGCTTTGAGTTGCTGGGGTGAGCTATGGCGAAACTGAAAGGTGATTACATCCAGGCTCATAAGGCAATCGTTGAAGGCGACCTGAAAACTTGCCTACTTCATTTGCTTGCGGCTGAGATCACGACGCAATCCAAACTAGATGGGCAAGGGGACGAAGCTTTTCGACGTTATGACATTGTTAAGTTTTTGATCCCTGTCATCCAAGACACAGAGCTACAAGCATCTGGCAGTAGCCTTGACGACATCTTTAACACATGAACACAGATAAGCTAATAGCACTGGCTAAACAATGTGTGATCAGAACCAAGGGTGGTAAGCTAGCCACCTTTGGTTCTGTGATCTCGCAAGAGCAAGTGTCATTGCTTACAGATATGCACACGCATGATCTCCTATGTGTTCCGAAATCCAGACAGATTGGTATCTCCACCGTCTCCCGTATCTACCAGATCCTCTATGCACTGAGCAACAAAGATGCTACGTGCGTGCTCCTGAGTAACAAGTATTCGGGTACGCAAGAGCTATCCCGTATGGATACTTTGATCCTAACCAGCTTGGGAAAGCTATTCAAAAAAGAGCTAGTAGTCCGTACAAACTCCCATGAGACAGAGCTAATCAACGGTTCCCGAATTCTACGCTTCTCCGGTTCCGCAAAGAACGACCGAGGATATACGATTGACCACCTGCATATCTCCGAGTTTGCATATGTGGATCGGGGTGAGGATCTTCTAGCAGCTATCTCTAGCTCCCTTTCTCCTGAACGTGGACGGATCATCATTGAGTCTACGCCTAGCCACTATGGTGATCCACTTCACAAAATTGCTACGGCTGAAAGTACAAGATGGCACACGGTCTTTCTACCTTGGTTCTCGTTCAACGGGTACCGACGTGATGCAACAAACTTGGGAAATCTATTTCCCGAAGAGGCTAAACTCATTGGGATGGGTTTGGATCTTGAACAGGTAGCTTGGAGACGGAACAAACTAGATGAGTTAGCTGGGGATTTGTTCCGGTTTAAGCGGGAGTTTCCAATCTCCCTAGAAGAAGCTTACTCTATGGCAGAGGGTGCTTACCTACAAGATGAGACAGCAAGCAAACTTCCCGTAAGCAATACCTACACAGAGGGTTCAAGATCCAACGGTATCCGCACCTGGACTTCGAAACCATACGACCCCAGAAAGAAAGGGCAATACTGCATTGGATATGATCCATCCGGTGGTACCGGTGGTGACTACGCTTGCGCGGTGGTTCTAGATCGTACCAGTAGGGCTATCGTACACGTAAGTTCATCTAACACCTCAAGCGTGAATGCATTCACAAAGCATGTAGTGGAACTTGCGGAGACGTATGGTCGGGCAAAGGTACTTTATGAATTAAATAACCACGGGCATGGTTGTAGGGAAGTATTTGCACAGGTATCTTGCGATGCTGTCCCGTTCCAGACGAATGCAAAAACAAAAGTAGCCCTGTTGGATTTGCTTCGGACACGTATCCATGACCAGTTGCTAGGTATCATAGATCCAAAGACAGCAGAGGAGATTAGAAGCCTTGTCCGATCTCCAAAAGGTTTGGCACCATCCGCACCAATCGGTTCACATGATGATAGGGTAATGGCTTATGCACTTGCATTGCATCTGGATTCAACATTAATTGCTGTTCCTACTGCTGATGAGCGCCTAAACCTCCTATATTCATCTCATAACAGTGTGAGGACAGGGCGACCTGTCCCACGCCCCGGAGCAAGATAATGAGAGCACGCGACATTACCAGCATCATCGCTGATCATAAGAAATATTGGGATGGTCAACGCTCTTTGTGGCGGGAGATTTCTGACTTGTATTCCACACGTATGTGGAAAGACAAGCAGCGTAATCAGCTTGTAGCGGATCAGGTTCTAGTCGAGACGCCCGATGGTTTTGGCTACGTAGAATCTTACGTTGGATCTCTGCATGTCAAAGCACCTGCAGTAGACGTACAGTTAGGATCAGACGAGCAAGGTGATCCAGCGATGGTGCGGACTGTAGCTAACGATTGGCTTTATCATCAGGTCGAATCTGTAAACCAGTTGCTTCGATTGGGGTTCATCTTTCCATTCTCCATCGCTAAGCTTTCTGTGCTGCCAAACCGTAGAGACATCGAAGACGCGATCAAAATGGACATCGTGAAGCCTTGGGATGTGCTTGTAGATATGACTGCCACCACATGGGAAGAGCAGCGGTATACAGGGCACAGGTACTACCTGCCTATCACCCGTGCTAGAAAGCGTTGGCCTTCACGTAAATGGAGTCCATCGTACATGGCGGACTACCTCGATCCCAACCATGAAGACAACACAGACGGTGCTGTGGAGGATGATACCGCAGAAGATAGCTACCTATCTTTCGTGGAGATTTACGAAATCTACGACCTAGAAGAAGACAAACTAATTTTCTACAGCCCGTCCGTGGAGAAGGATGATCATATCCTTTCTACTACATCACCCATCCCCATCCGTACACACGATGATCAACCTTGCCCACCGCTGGTTCCTTTCTATTCCTCGGAAGATTGTGATGTTCCTTTGCGTGGTGCTAGCCCATTAGCACGGGTTAAAGACCAGTTAACTGAAATCAACTTCATGAGGACTTATTGGGCTAACGGTGTCCGTCGTGATAACCGTCTGTACCTTGTGCGCAAGGGTGCGTTGTCCAACGACGCGAAGCAAATGATCCTTGATGGTAGGGATATGTCCTTCATTGAGGTTGATCTCAAACAGGACGAAGCTCTATCCGGTGTTGTTACGCCTATTGCAAACTTCCCAATCAGCATGGACTTTGAGCGGTACAAGGTTGAGATTCGTGCAGACTTGGATCGTGGATCTATGTTGGCTCCATTCACAAGGGGTGAGGCTACACATACCACGGCTACAGAAGTTAACTACCTTCAAATCTATGCAGCAGGTGAGATTGGCCGTCTTGCACGTCGGCGTGATCTTGCTATCGAAGACATCGCCTATGTCTACATCCGAATAATGTACGCTCTACTTGATGATCCTGAATCGAAATACGACCGCAAGACCATCACGGTTGATGGCGTCGCTAACGTGTTGACCGCTGAAAAACTACACGGTGCCCTGAAGATTGCATCTGCGGATCAGTCGGCAACCCCAATGGGTTCTGCTCTACGGCGGCAAAAGCTGGCAGAGCTTGTACCTTTGCTGGCACAGCTTGGCACACCAGCCGAAGCACTCCTAGCGCAGGTCGTCAAAGAATACGACCTACCTCCTGGGTTCATTCCTTCTAGTGCGGTTAAGCCCTCTGTAGGTGCTCCACCTACAACAGAGGCTACGCCTGGACAATCACAACCTTCAAGTGAAGTAAGCACACAAGCACTTCAATCGACCGGAGTATAGTCTGATGCCGATGTATGAATGCAGGGAGTTAGACGCCCAAGGGAATCCAACAGGGCGGATGACCGAAGAGATTTGGAAGTCAACGCAATTCGAGGGGATTAACGAGTTTGGTAATCCTTGTAAACGTGTGGCGATCCAGATGATTGCAGATATCAAAACACGTTGGGGTTCATCTCACGCTTACTATGATCGAGACTTGCGAATGACAGTAACGTGCCAGAAGGATATCGACAAAGCTTGTGAAGCTCGCGGTTGGCTTCCGGTTGGTGATGCTCCTAAAGGGTGCATCGGTGCTACAATTGATCGTCAGGTTGCCCATTACAAAAACGCTGAAAAAGTAGAAGAGCAATGGCAGGCGGCTGAGAAAAAGCACGGTGTAGATCGTACAAAGGATCCAACCTTGCCGGATCAAGTGCAAGCTTGGGCTAGAGCACAGGCGGAAGTTATGCCTGTGCATGAAATGCTTGCGGGCACTTGTGCCGCAGCGAAAACCGAACTCACAGACTTCTGAGGGATACACCATGGCAGATTACACTAAGCCTCCAACTGAGGCAGACATTGAGATGGCTGCAGCCCCCGGGGCACAGGCAGTAGAGGAGATGCTATCCAGCATGACTCCGCAAGGCATGTACTCCGTTGCATCTCTTAGCCAGTTTGCTAGTGAACTGGCTAAGATTTTCGCGTTGGTAGATCCAACCGATGAAGGTTTAAAGGCTATCAAATTCCAAAAGGATATGATGCCACGGGAAATCGTAGAGCGTTGGGTTGCTCTAACAGGTATCGCTCAGGCTGCAGGTCTAACTCTACCTGAGATTGCTACCCTAGACTCTGAGACAAAGTTGACTCAGGCTCTTATGGCACTGGATAAGTTGGCGGCTGACCCTGCATTCGCTGCGAAGATTGAAGAGCTTAAGGCTAGCAATCCCACGGCTACGGCTTCACCTGCCCCAGCACCAACGCGGACGCCTAAAGCACAGCGTCCACAGAAAGAACTTGATATGCTATTCGGGGGTGCAGTATGACACGCGAAGAGATGTTGAATAAGCATTTCCCACCTGACGGGGAAGATGATAGTTATGAACTAGCTGATGCGGATACTGAGGTAGATGATACTTCGGATGAACCATCTATATCTACAGAGGTGGATGACTTCGACCCCTTCGATCCTGCTTCTGTGAAGGCTTACATCGCTTCTAAGATTGCAGAGATACTAGCACTCACTCATGCTATTGGAGAGCCTACAACCCCCAAGGAAGCGGAAGTAGAGGTTGCTGTAGTAGCTTCTGAGACCCCTATGGAGGAAGGCTCTGTTGTTGAGGATGACTCTGAGGAAGATGATGGTTATGATGAGACTGCGCGGGAGCAAGAGCTATTGCAATTCCGTAAGGATCACCCCGATGTGTCTACCTACGCTGAGCAAATCCGTGAGCTAATGCTTTCTGAGGGATGCCGTCCCGAAGATGCCTATGCAAAGATCAAGGCAGCGGAGAAGGAAGCTGAGATCCGTAGCCAGAAGACGAAGCGAGCGGAAGCCGTTCGTTCTATAGGTTCTGGTTCCGCTTATCCAGCTTCAGGGGTGACACATCCTATCTCCCCCAAAGCTACAACAAAAGATATCCTAGATGCTGTCAAGAAAGAACTTGGCATCAAAAGTTTGAGGGGGTGATAGATGGCACTCAACGACGAAGCCCTAGATATTCTGCGTTCTATACGCTCGGATTTAACTTCTGTTAGGTCCGATTTGAATGCAATCAACGTAACCATGACACGGTTGGATGAACGAGTGCGACACTTGGATACATCGCAGCTTACGACGGCAACCGAGGTTGTTTCGCTACGTGAGAAAAGCGAGACGCTGCGGAAAGACTTGGACCAACTCACTACCACACTGTCTGTGCTACAAAAGGTAATGACGATCGGTGGCGGTGTAGGTGGTGTATCTGTAGGTGGCGTCCTGATCAAACTGATGCTAGGTGGTGATGTGGCTGCGGCTCAGTTGCCACAGCCTACAAATCAAGTGCAGATCACACAGCCTCAATCCGCTAATCAGATCGTTGTACCAAAGCCCTAGTAGATTACAGACCTAAAACGTCCAAGTGGTCTGCTAGGGATATGTATCCGGTATCTGTCTTGCGTAGGATTTCCTTACGGTTTTTTCCTTCGCGATAGGATACGTGTACCCATGTTGGTTCCCAAATGACCTGATCGTATTCGGGGATACCCTGCACGATCAATGCTGTGATAGCTTGTGGGGACAGACCATCTATCACAATGTCCGCAGCTTCACCCGCCATGTGCTGGCTACCTTTGGCACCACCTATGGCAGCGTTTACCGTAGGGCTACGGTAGCCGCTGTTCACCTTGATGGGGTGCTTTACAACATCATCGTTGGAACAATCTCAGATCCTTGATGACTGAGAATAATGTGCACTGGCTGATCAAATCCATGGAGTTGGATGAAGTGATCAGATAGGAATGTGACTTTGTAACCCCAATATAGAAAATCATCTGCTATCTTAGTACGGTTTACCATCGTGTCTCCCACAACCATATACACAGAAACAGAAACAGAAACAGAAACAGATGTGGCGTACCGGAACCCTAGAACCGATACGCCACAAATGTTTTGAACAAGAGAACCGACGATGCCGCGAGGAGGGGACAACCACGTCCCTCGATCTACTATACACGTTCCGTGTGCAGGTCGCACTGTTCTTTTTACCTAGGTGTTACGGGGGGTGTTACCCCTGTTACCCCTGTTACCCCTGTTACCCCTGTTACCCCTGTTACCCCCCTGTTACCCCCCCCCCGTCACAGGATAACACAGGTTTGATTGACTCTATCGAGCCTGTTACCCCTGTTACCCTTGTTTTACTATATACGGGGAGAGAAAAAGTAAAAAGAGGGAATTAGAATTTTGTGTTTTTTGGTGGTGTAATATATAGCGAGGGGGGGGTAACAGGGTAACACCCAACAAAATCCCTCCATTGTGTTGGTGCAACCCTTCGTATCCTGTGACCGGGGGGGGGGTAACACCCCCGTAACACTTTACGTGATGGATAAATCTTTGAAGTTTTTTTCTATAATGTATTGTCATCCTGCTCCCCTGCTGGTATAATGAATCGTAACCCACAGGAGATGAGACAATGACAAAAAGAAAAGTAGGTCGCCCCGCAAAGTCCGATGATCAGAAGCGTACCGCGATGTTGATGATCCCTCTAACTGTAGAAGAGGATGCCATGATAAGACAACTGGCGGTAGATCATGATGCATCATCGCTAGCGGCTTACGCTCGCTCCCTTCTGATCCCCGCTGCCCGTCGCGTCACAGCACCCGCAGCACAATAACCACAACCCACAAAAGAAAACCCGTCTACCTTTGCAGAGGTAAACGGGTAGGAGTCAGACGATGCTAACCGATTATACACTATCTTCAGTATTCCCGCCTGTACCTGCTGATATCACAGGTGCAGATTACCGTACCCGTACCATACCGGGGAGCGGTACCTATAAGACCACAGGTGTGTTTGCAACAACCGCACCCGATGCAACTGCACCTTATGTGCTTTGGTCCGGTGATATCTTCTTTGACAGCGACCTTGTAGATTTCTACTACCATGGTACGCATGATCTACAGCCAAAGATTCTCGCAGCGTTGGAAGCTTCTGCAAAGAAGAAAGGTTCTCCACATAGCACTGCTGAGTTGAAAGCAGCAATGTACAGTTTTGCATCCAAGCACCCTGTAGAATTTGCCGCAATCCGTGCAAAGCATCTTGACACCATTCAGGATACACTAGCAAAGTTGGAGATTGTACCAACGCTAATCACGGATTCCGGTTGGGGTCATCACGTCCATTGCTGGCTGACAGAGGGGCAGGGTTATGCCCACGCAGATGATATCACCAAGATGTCCGACCTAATGAAAGCCATTGGGGCTAACGCTAACGCCCATTTAGGGTTTGAGCTATTCGACGGTGGCGTGCACGATGCTGGTAGCAGAATCCTTCGGGAGCTAGGTACGCAAAATACCAAATGCGCTGAGCAAATCAGGACGGTTTCCATAACGGTCTGCAACCCAGATGCACGATTTGATCTCAACGAATACATCACCCCACAACTAAGTGCAGCACCTACCTATAGTGCGCCCGTCACATCGGGCGGTGCGAAGATTATAGAGACAGCAGCTAGCCGTGAGGCTTATCCAGATTTCACTATATCTGATACGCCTGTTCTAAGCGAGGACGTTGATTTACTTTTGGGGTCAAATACCAAACTAAAGAAGCTGTGGAAGAATACCGGTAAGACATCTGGTGATACTTCCGGTTCGGGCTATGATGCCTCTGTGGCAACTCTACTAGCTGGAGAGGGTATCTCCTATGAACACATTGCCCGTGCTGTCAAGCACCGTCCAGGGCGTAGCAAACTTGATGATCGTGCAGCCTGCCGCGTTGCACGTTTTGCTATGGAGGCTGCTACCCGTCCAGTTAATGCAAAGCTTCCTGCGGGGTCTACAGCAAACACCAACACCCTGCCCTTAGCCCTTGATTCCAAAGGGAACATCCTTTGTCACAGCGTGAACATCACCATGATTATCCGGCAAGATCCTTTGCTCGTGGGAAAAATCTGGCTTGATGAAGCTACGATGTTCCCCCACATCCACCCCGATGTGCGGAAAGCATTCAACCTTCCTCCCACATACCGCGAAGTGTTGACCGATGCAGACGAGTTTGCAGTACAAAACTGGATCATTACAACATACGGCATCCTCCCAGGTATCAAGCAGGTGCAGGCTGCAATCCATCTTGTAGCCGCCGAAAATGTACGCTCCAAACCTCGTGAATATCTTAACTCCCTTCCCGTGTGGGATGGTGTGAAGCGCGTTGAATCCTGGCTAACAACCGCTGCAGGCGTAGAAGACAATGCACTTATCCGAGCGTATGCCAAAAAGTATCTATTGTCTTGTGTCGCTAGAGCTATGCAACCCGGATGCCAAGTGGATACAGTGCTTGTTTTGGTTGGTCCACAAGGTGCTCAGAAATCCACCTTGCTCCGTGAGCTTGCTGGTACTGATTTGTTTGCTGACTCGGAATTGGATATCCAAAATAAGGATAGCTATGGCAAGATTCGCACAGCTTGGATCTACGAAATTGCCGAAATGTCATCATTCAATCGGGCTGAAACCAACCTGTTGAAGGCATTCGTATCCAGCCGTGAGGACACTTATCGGCCACCTTACGGACATTGCACGGTTACATCCCCTCGATCAATGTGCTTTGCAGCAACCAGCAACAACAACGATTTCCTAAAGGATGTAACTGGTAGCAGGCGGTTTTGGTGTTGCACCGTTACAGCTATCAACCTAGCTTGGATGAGAGCTAACCGAGATCAGTTGTGGGCAGAAGCCCTGTACCTCTATGTTGGCGCAACCAAAACCAAAACACCCCACGTATGGTGGTTGACGCCCGAAGAAGAAACCTTCCGCATTGACGATGCGGAAGGTTATGCATCCGATGATCCTTACGTGGATCTCGCTATGCGATGGCTACAGGCTCGCCCAAGCAACACGCATTTCTCTTTGGTGGATTGCTTGGAGCAAATCAAGCCGCTAGGTAATTCCTCCTACCATCAAGCGAATGTAACCACCGCCCTGAAAAAGATAGGTTGCGCAAAGAAAACTGTCCGTGAGGGTGGTATCCAAAAGAAAGTTTGGGTTGCACCTACGACCATTACCTGCACCACACCCACGGTCGATTTCGAATCGCTGTTGACGGATCAAGCTGTAGAAGTTAACGCCGATCGCAGGGCGATCTTAGAGAAGTTGCTGCATGATGGTTTGATTTCACGCGAAGCATTCAACAACGAATTCGAAAACTGAAAATAAAATCGCTACGAACAAGAGAATCGTGATTAGATAGGAGGTGGAGTGTGGTCCACCTTCTCGCCAAAAGATATCTCGGTGTCCCAATGCATGGTATTGTTCATCGTAGTAGACATCGCTTGACTCCTGCACCGAGGTATCTTTTGGCGAGAAAGCAACAAACCCATTGCGTGCATGGGCACGAATTTCCTTTGCTCCGTATGTGGATATCAGGAAAACCTGTATGTGAAATCTGTTATGATCTGAACACGGAAAAACGAAACGCTTCGTATTGGCGAAGAGAACACGAGCGGATGGAACATATAGCCGTCACGCCACACTTTGGTAGACCTCATTGTCACCGTCGCGTCAACACTCAGCCTAGAAAAAAATGTAGGTTGTATGCTGCAATACCTGAAGGCTACTACAAAAAGTGAATCCGTCTCAATAAATCATAAGCCTCCACTTTATATTCCCTATATAGACGGTAGGGTATATAAAGTGGAGGCCGAATGAAAAAAGATAGAAAGAAGTATTCAGGGCGAAGCACTTTGGACCTAGATCAAATCCGCGAAAGATGGACGCGACATTACTTAGGGAATATGGTAGCCCAAGAGGATGGTTGCCACCTGCTAGAGGGGATGGAAAAGGATCTCCACCCTAGCGGATATTATGACGTATCCATAGGAGGATATGGAAGCGTCCCCGCATATCGGATTGCATGGGCGCTATCCCATGATATGCACCCGCTTGATATGCCAAAACGAAATGAGAAAGGACAACGGTTATGTCTAGCTCACCTTTGCGGTGACGCTGCCTGCTGCAATCCTGAGCACCTAATCTTTGCTACCTACAGCGAGAACATGCACCACACGTTGATCCACCATTGTGGTAACAAACATCTTAATGCGAAAAAGTTGACCATTGAAGAGAAGCGGGAAGTAAGAAAGGAGTGGAGCAAAGGAGCTAATCAGGTTGCATTAGCTCGTGAGTATGGTGTATCTCAACCGTCTATCCATTACATCATACGGCAATGGAAAGATCCAGGCGAAGCCCATGATATAGCACCCAAGCCATGGAAAAAAGAATGACTGGCGGACCAACCAAAAGAGCGGTAGCCTTGGTGCCCAAGGATTCCCTTACACCGCTAAGTAGTGTTGAGCGTCGTAGCTCTGCGCTATCAGATCCTTGTATGCACATACCTCTAACCTTCTCCTCAGTAAAGGTAGAGGATCGCATCAAGGTTACTCGGCAAGCTGTATTGGAAGCCGATGAAGCTTGGGCAAAGCAAGGTCCAGTAGCTGCTGCGGCTGTACTACGTCGGGCCTATGCCATGCCGATAGCCCATGCCTGGGATCTTCTGTCCAAGCTAAGCACAAAACATAACTGGACAAGAGGTAGTTTAGATTTACGGGATTGCCTAGCACAAGGCTGGTACGAATGTTTGCATGTACCTATAGGGCGTAGACTATGGGAGTTAACCACATCGCCTAACAGCACACCTGCAACTGCTGATCCTCACAGCGGTTCCAATCGTTACGGACAAGTAAGGGAGTGGAGACAACGAATAGCAGATTGGGTACAAGCGTCTAAGCCTTCATTGATTCCATCTGAGGATAGTCAGCATCCCTATGCAGCACCTAGGGGTGTAACTTGGGATGGCACCCTAGGAAAGATACAGGTAGATATGGATCAGTTTTGGAAATTTGTAACCAGCCTGCACCCCCTGGCATACAGTAAACAGGTTGAGGTATCGCATTCAGCTTGGGTTGCTCTGCAACGTCGTGTTCTTTGTGTAATCAGGGGGCAGAATACTGAGGATGATCTCATTTTAATTTTGGATCCGTTGAGCAAAGAACCTGATGTAAATTTCCTGAGAGAAGTGGAGCCTATAGCTGGCATACGTCCAAAAAAAGGTGCGTCGGTAGAGAGGTCACGAGGATTAGGAGACAACAAAAATCTAGGACGTGAACCGAATTGATTCGCTTTTCCTGTTATATGCGGGTACTATATAGTAGAAGGCATAAAGTGTCCGATAGGAGTACCCCTGTAACCTAACCGTAGGGGGAAACTGGTAGCCTAAAGTTGGTTAGGGTTCGATTCGTTTAACCCATTCATCAAACACATTAGGATTACGACAATGGCAGTTTCAATTTCAAATGACGTACTATCTACCGTCATCAAGAAGATACACGACAAGGCACAGTATGGCCTTTTCAAGAGCACCCCTTTCCTCTCCTACGCTCAGAAGGCTGGCGGCATCCTCGATCAGTCCGGTGGTTACGCTCTGCGTATTCCCATCGAAGTTGGGGAGCAGTCTGTAACGACACAGCTAGAAGATGGTTGGGAAGAGCTTGACCTATCTCACGGTAACACGTTTCAGTTCGCAGAGTACAATTGGGGTGCAGCCGCACGTCCAATCACCATCTCTGAGGTTGAGCTTTCCGACGCATCTGGTGAGGATGCAGTTATCGATTTGATTGCAGCTTACCACAAGTCTGCACTCAATAGCATAATGGTGCAGATGAACAAGCAGATCATCATCGGTGGTCAGCCCGGCATGTCCAACTTCGGAACTTTGAACGGTACTCAGACAGGTGGTGTAGCTACTGGCTTCCTTGAGGATCGTGCCCCTGGTTCCCAGGAACGTTCCATGGGCGGATTGCTCAAGTCTGATTATCCCAACGTTCCTGGTTTGAACAACCAGTTCGGTGATTTCAAGGCTGCTTTCGCTACAACTGGTCTTGCTGCTTTGCGTGAGGCTCGCACCAATGCATCCCTCTATGCACCTTCTGGTCGCCCTTGTTGGGATCTCCTGTTGTTGCACCCCACGGTGTTGGCACTCTTCGAAAACCAACTGCAGTCTTACATCCGCTACATCGATGCTTCTGATGTTGATGCTGGTAAGGTCACCGCAGTTTGGGAAGGCGCCCCTGTGGTTGCCGATCCTGCTTTCCTTGGCCAGACCGCAGGTACAAACGGTTACATCAGCGGTTACGGTTTGAACTTCGAGGGTATCAAGATGGCCTTCTGCAAGGGTTGGAAGTTTGAACAGGACGGATTCGTCCCAATGCAGAGCCAGTTGGCTTCTCAGGCTCGCCTGAAGATGCGCGGTACTCTCGTTGGCCTGAACCTGTCGCAACAGGCTGTGTTCATGGGCGACCTCACCTGATACCAACTAACTAACTAAACACAAAAGGAAAAACAATGACAAAGATTAATTACGTTGGTACTCAGCTTAATGCTGTATCTGGTGCCCAGAGCTATGTAGAAGGCTGGGAGACTGACATCGATTTGCTCGCAGCCGGTGCGATTACTGCAGGTGACTTTGTTGCCTGGAAGATCGATGCCGCTTCTGGTGGAGCCGTAATCGGTACTGTTGTTACGGCTCCCGCTGTAGCGCTGGGCAACCCCTCGGTTGTTGGTGTAGCAGTCTCAACTGTGGCTTCGGGCGCACGTTGCAGCATCCGCATTCGTGGGCTAATCTCCGCTAACGTGTTGGAAGCGAGTGGTGTTGTCGGTACTCGTCTTGTTGGTTCCGGTGCTACAGCAGGTCGCGGTCGTGCGGTTGTCGCAGCGGATACCGGTCCTCACATCGCCTATGTAACGGTCGCAGCAGCTTCCGGCGTTGACTCCGCTACCGTCTTCGTGTTGAACCCACAGGGTTTGTGATCTAAGTCCAGTATGAGCGGTGCCCGGTAGTGCTAGACAACACTACCGGGCTTTTCTTTTTGTTGGGTGGACGGCCTATATCCATCCGTGTATAGTAGATAGGGAGATTGCAAATGAACTTGCGTGATATCCGCCAAGCTGTGATGCAGCGCATTAACTATTCCACCCAAGAGGATAGTTGGCACCGTAATATCAACCGTCAAATCAGTGATGCCTATCAGCAGATATGGATGTCTAAGCCATGGCCATTTGCGCAAAAGCAGGTGGACATTCCTGTGTTCCCTGATTTACTCCCTTCACATTTCCCATCCCCCGGTGCTAGCGCCTCCGTAATCAATGGCAGTTGCCTTGTTGATTTCGATCAGGATGTGCTCTATCCTCACAACAACGCACAGGTGATTGAGATAGAGGGGATAGAATATGGCATTGCCTCCATTAAAGCTAACTTCCGCCTATACCTAGACCGACCATATCAGGGTGTAACAGATACAAATACATTGGAATGGAAGATAAAAAACAGGTATACTTTGCTGCCTCATGACGTAGCTCAGGTAACCTCTGTTTGGTGGACGGATGCTCCTATTCCCGGAACCATTCGCAGACCGACCGTAGAGGTAACCCAGCGTGCTTTCAGCCAAGCTATGTTGTCGCAGCAAATCACCGGCTCCCGCCCTACAGCCTACATGATGGCTCCCAATACTCCTATTGGCGCACCATGGGAAAACCTAGCCCCAACACTTACGCTAAGTACCTCTACTGATAACGGAGCCTTGTCACCTAACTCCGTATTGCGTTTCACATACTCTTACATACAGGGTACAGAGACAGATAAATATCACGATCTTCTCCCTGAGTCTGCACCATGGGCAGGTAACGATGCCAACCCGGATGGGTACGTGGAGATAACAATCCCACCTACAGGTACATATACTGTTGACCTCTCGTGTTTCCTACCTGATTCACGCTATGGGTTCAAACCTTACTTCGCCAAGATTTATAATGTTAACCCGATGTATGATGGGCGTCCTTTGCTTACTGAGCTTAGGTCAGTAACAGAACTTGGGCCATTGATTTCCACAACAGGATCTATCAACATCGGCTCCGATGCATACACGCCTGCTACTGTAGACCGCGCACCTAACCATGGTGGTATCAATCGCAGACTACAGTTCTATCCTCGTCTGGATGCATACGATAAGACTGTAGTCATCTACGACAATGATCCCTACTCTAACGAGAACCTAGCTTACGTAACAATCTCCTACATCACCAGCCCACAGCCTTTGATTCTGGATACTGACGTACCTGAAATCCCGCCTGAGTTCCATCAACTCATCGTGGATAAGGTTTGCATGGAGCAATTCCTAAGCCTAGAAAAGGTAAGCATGTACCAGCTAAGCCAGCGTCAGTATGATGAACGATGGGCATTGATGCAAGAAGCATACGGTTCTAACACGAACCTACGTGTTCAGAAAGGAATGGGCCAGCAGTACGGTACTTGGAATGGTCAGCGTCCATACCTTGGCGGAAGGATCTACCCTGTATGAAAACCCTGCATGTTAAATCTCTAGGTGGTATTGACGAACGTCTTAACTCACCTGACGGTTCAGCTAAGCAAGCTGTATCCCTACGTTATGATTCCGCCGAAAGCAGGTGGGTACATGACCGGGGCTATGCTGCATACTTCCACGAATCTCCAGGCAGAGGAGCACCCGGTACAGGAGAAGGTGTGAACTCGATTCACATCCACGAAACACAGGGTGGGGCTACTAGAGATATCATCCTAGACATAGATGCGGGTGCTACCACTTCTCTGGTCCGTGTGGATAATTTTGCTACCAGTGGCAAGATGACTCTAGCAACAGGCAGGCATAAGCCCGGCAGCTCTGAGCCAGCTACTTGTTTTGCTACACTAGGTTCTGTTGTGGCAGCGGTTAACGGTTGGGATGCACCTGTCAAAATATATCCAACCACGTCCGGTACTCCAAGGGTTGAGCCATTCGGATATGCAGCTAAGCCTGCACCTCCAGTGCCTACGGCTATATCATCTACTGGTATGTCTCCCACTCCACCAACCTCTGATTACTTCTACTGTCTATCAGCAGAGCTAAACGATATAACTACAGCTTATCCCGCACTGAACACTCTAGGTCTAGGTAACGCTCAGGGTTCATCCGCAAATGGTTATCGTTACGCTTACACTTGGGTTTCGGATACGGGATCTGAATCACCTATCTCAGAACCCAGCACCGTTCTAACTTGGCAGAATAACACAGTAGGTTACAGATATGGTGTGACCCTAACGTCTATCCAGCCTGGACCTAACGGTACTGTGAAGCGTAGAATCTACCGCACCATTAACCTAGGTCAGTCCCAATCCTATGGGGAAGCTACTTACTTTTTCGTAGGTGAGCTATGCGATAACTACACCCAAGTGTATACAGATCATGTGCCCGATGGTTTGTTAGGTGCATCCGCACCAACTGCAACACAGAGCGATGTGCTTCCCTCTAACGTCCGGTGGATTACAACTCACGCATCTAGGGCATGGATCGTAGCAGGTGATTACCGTGTACACTGGTCACAACCAAGACAGACAGAAACCTTTGGTGCAACTGATTACGTGGATGTTTCAGCCCGACAAGGTGGACGGATTACAGGTTTGGTAGCTAACAACGATCTACTTCTAATCCTCAGAGAGAGAGGCATAGATGCTATCGTTGAATCTGGTGACTCATACCGGTCCATACCTGTAACAACAGACACAGGTAGTACATCACCACACGCTAGTATCACTGTGCCCGGATATGGATGCATTGTGGTAGCACAGGATGGTATCTACTCTTTGAGTGGTAACTACAGTGCAGGTGGTACAGGTGTTAGAATCCAGAAGCTAAGCTATGGTCTAGCAAACACATGGGCTAGAATAAACACCGCAGCATTGGCTAAGGCTTATGCATGGAGAAGCTACAAGGATCAAGAGGTTACGTTTGCTCTACCTGTAGATGGTGCAAGTTATCCCAATCTGCAAATCGTGTTGCACCTAGATGCAACAGACGCACAAGGTCCGATGTGGACCACACGCACAGGTGTACAAGCTATGTGCGGGGCAACAGGTCCGGAGGGATTCCCCTACATGGGTGGTCATGGTTTTGATAGTGATAGCGCACCAATGCTTCTATCCGTGTGGCATGGTGTAGACCAGTATGGTTATGTCCCAACTACCTACGCGAAAGCACCGAGAGAAACAGGTAAATGGGAGTCTAATGATCTAGACCTAGGGAATAGCACTATCTCCAAATACCTCCAAAACGTACTTTTAACCGTCACTAAAGCCGGTATTAATGATATCAACACAGCCATATACAAGGATGGAGCGTACAGCCCATCTACAACGGTGCAGCAATCACCTCAGAATGTAATGGATGGGGCATATGTGACAGTCTATGGTACTGAGTCTTCGCAACAGGCTATCATCGGGACAAGCGAATGGTCTAACCCAGGACTAGCAGATATCCGATTTGATTTCAAGTCACTGTCTGCACACCGTTACCGAGTGTCATTCAGTTGTGATCATGTGTGCGCATTCCACGCATTCGCATTGAAGTTTGACGAGACTGAGGACAAACCATATTTGCCAAACCAAAACAGCCGTCAGGTAGGATCGCACAGATGAAATACTGGCCTAACGAAATCTTTGAGGATGGCACGATTGCAGATCCTAATGCAGTCAACCGGACTATCCGCACAGCCCAAGGATTGTTTAACGGATCTCTAGATTCAAACGATCTGGGTGAGGATATCCTAACTGCAGCTAAGTATGCAGACCGGGAAGTATTCAATGCTTTTACCATCAACAACACCCCCTTTGGTTCAGGTACACTGACCTTATCTATTGGTGACATAGCTTCCCGCGATTGGGTTTTCCCTGCAGATGCTCGTCTATCCTTTGACCTGGATGAGGATGGTGTTATAGCAGGTGGACTAGAGACAGTGGTTAGAGTCTACGCTCAGCAGGTAAGCCCTGTTACTTGGGGATGGCAGCTAGGAGTATTCATTGATGGTCGCCTAGCAGGCGCTACAGATAGAGTTACGATCCAAGGGTGGGGTACATCGCTACCATTCCATGCCATCGTTACGAAGGGTACTCACACTTTATCCGTTGGCATTAAAGCATATGCTTACAGTGCATCCCTTGCAGCCAACCCAGATCACGTTCTAACAATCACCACATCGCAACTGTGGTGGAGGCACGCTAAAAGATGAGCACTGTATCTACCACCACGGTTGGGTTACCTGATTCTGTTATCACAGCGTCGGATCTTAACTCTGCTTTCTCTGCATTTGAAGTCACAGCGGATAGGGATAACCTGCGTGTTGATGCAATCCTCAACCGACAGATTGTTACCTCTGTTCTACAGACCTCTGTCCGTTGTGTCTCTAACGTATCGGCTACTCCTAGCACCTACACAGGTACTAGCTATCAAGCTATCACCCATGGTTCAAACGCATTGAACACTGGTACTTTGTTTGTGCCAGACCAATCCGTCTTGCGTGTGCACTGGCATCAGTACATAGACACGTTGGCTGTGACAATCCCTACTTTGCTGACAGATGTGGATCGTTGGATTGCATTCAAGCTGGAGTGGGACATTGGAGCAGGTTACGTAGACATTCCCGACCTGCTAGTGTCTGCTCTATTCCCTGTTACCGCTACATCTATCAACGCTTATGCTGAACGGAAAACGCACAACATGACAGGATCATGGGTGTGGAAGAACACCACGGGGGCAGTCGTGAACATCACCGGTATCCGTTTGATGGTTCGTCCTAGTGATAGCGAGGTACTGGATTCCGTGGATCTTGGTGAAGGCAACATTGCTTTCGTTGTACATAACTACTGAGGGATAATTAACGATGGCAATCTTTACACCACCTGTAGTCTGGTCTACAGGGAACAACCTGGAAGCAGGTGACCTGAATGCAAACGTAGAAGAACTACAGGAAACCATCAACCATGGTTTCTCCACCGCTGCTACGATAGAGGATGGAAGCATTACCTCTGATAGGATTCTACGCCCTAAGACAAACCCCATCGGCGATGGTGTTGTCTCTACGTATTTCCAATCTGGATCCATTCATCGTATTCACAAACCCCAACTCTTTTGGGATGGTAGCTCTAACCTAACGGCTGTGCCCTACTCTAGTGCGGGATTCCTACCAGGACCATTGAGTCTAGCCAGTGCAGGTACATCTGCTTTCCTACCTGTCCCAGGTGTGGGCATATCCTATTATGCTTTGGAGACTCCGCTGTGTGTCATCGTTAGAATCTGTGGACAGATCATTGTTCCATTCGATGCTACAGGTAGCAGGGAAACTGATAACCGTTTGTTCTTACGTCACGTCAATGCGGACGGATTACCTTACGATGATTTGGGTTCTACATGTAGGGTGCAAGAAATGGATTCGTCTGCATCCATTATCTCAATGCGTCCATTCGCAACCTCAACCATTTTCACCACAGCGGACGCCACATTGCAGCAGGGTTGGAACCACGTTCAGTTGACGTGGGGATGGTCGTCTAACTTCGGGTTAATAGCCGGTATTGATATGACTGTGGAAGTCCTTTACTGATTTTTGGTTGAAATGCCTATATCCCACACTTAGAGTATGGAGAGTTACTAATGGATCCAGCATCTATCATCGCCATCATTGGCCTTGTGATCTCTGCTGCTACGACAGCGGCACAGATGGCACCGACGAGCCGAGACGCATGGCGTCGTAACCGGCTGAAGCAGTTGAGCACATTGGTAACTGAGGGTCTTACTCCCGCAGAAGAAGAGGAACTACGGACCATTGGTATGGAAGGTGTACGTAATCAGCAAAAGCAAATCTCTGCACAGCGTGCGGATGAGCTTGCATCCCTTACAGGGGGTGCAACTGCTAATGATATCCGTGCATTTGAGGCATCTGATAATGAACGTGTGGCTCAGGCTCGTCAAGTTATCGACACCGAGATCATGAAGCAAGACATCGGTGCACGTAGAGCAGCCGTTAAGGAACAAGGGGATCTCACAGCAGAGAAGTCTAAGCGCACTACGGATAACATTCGTGCCGCAGAATCCTTTGTGGTAGGTGCTGCGGATACCATCGCTGGATTGTATGCGGGTAATGAGACAGCTACTTCCGAAGGTGTGGAAGGAACGAAGGGTATCAAGACCTCTGCCAATCGTGTGTATGGTGAGCAAGGTGGTGAGATAAGTTTGCCTACCCCTCAGTCTAATCAATCCAAAGCGCAAACTCTCATCAGCGGATTGACTCCAGAAGAGAGAGCCGACCTCATCGAACTTTTAAAGGGAGGCTGATATGTCAGCACTAGACCGTTACCTAGACATTGTGAACTACAAGCTCAAGCGTAAGGCTGAGATCAAAGCTTATCTCCTGCAGACGCAGGCCAATACGTCTGAAGGTCTGAAAGAGCAATGGCGTCTACTCCAGAAGGAAGAGGAGACAAGCGCACAGTTGCGTAAGTCCATCTCCGATTTGCAGCAACAGAAGATCAAAGCTGCATCCGATACTCTTGACGCTGTCATGGGCGCGAGAGGGATGATGGAGTCTCAGACCATTGCGGCTGAAGGTGGTGTTGCTCGTGCTAAGGAAGATACTCGGGGCAAGATAGCACAGTCTCGATACTCATCGGCGGATGAAGCTAGAAAGGATGTAGATGCTAAAGAGCAATCCGCTTTGCGTGCAGCGGGTGCGATGCTTAAAGAGATTGATGCAGGTACGCCTGTACGTCCAGGTGATGATCCATCGGGTGTTGTGGATGCACTAATCCAAAACACATTGGCTCCATTGACCGCTAGTATGGTAGACTCCCATCAGAAACTAGTGGCTGCTAATGAGTTTGAGCGTATGACAACTGCGGCTCTAGTGGGCAAAGGAATCCCTGCAGGTGTCGCTAAGGCTGCGGTACGTACCCAGATGCAAACCCGATTGGGCATGTCACCTAGTGCGTGGAGCACCGAGGGTCTTGCTCAGGATAAAGAGATTGAGTTGCAAACCGCTCTGCAAGAGACTCGTGATTTTGCAGAGAAAGGTTTGCCCGGTGGTGTGCAGACTCAGTTTTCTCCTAGCCTTACCGCATCACAGATGGCAGGTCCAGAAAGCATATCCAGAGCGGCCAAGATTGGTGTTCCTGAGAGCAAGCTACCAGAGGTAGAGCTACGGGCAGCATTGGCTAAGCTACAGCTTACAGACCCCAAAGCGGTCGAAGGCGTAGTGGATATCCGCACCTTTGCAGACCGTGCTAAGAACGATCCCAAGATTGCAGATGCCATTGCTGAAATGCAATCGGCACCCTGGGATGTGGTTGCATCCTATAGCAATCCAGATATCGTTGCTCAGTTGGAAGTGCTACGTGCACATGATGAAGGTCTAGCAGCTAAGAAGCTAGAGCTACAGAGCAAGCTTGATAAGCCTGTTGACTATCGTCAGCTTGAAGATCAAGCACGTATCATGTACGTGGATTTGTACGGTACAGATCGTCAGCGTGCAGCACTAACTAAGATTCGTTCTGAGAATGGTATCCGTCCTACCTTTGCAGCCCTTGCAGCGGAAGTAGGTAAGGCTTCTGATAGCGAGACTCAGACACCTGCTGTGGCGGCTACGGCTTCGCCACCTACAACCCCAACACCTGAAGCGGCTTCGGCTTCGCCTACGGCACCTGCTGTTAGCAAGACTGGTAAGACACCTGCACCTGCAGAGCCTACGGGGGCTACGCCCCCTGTAGAGGAGACTCCTACTATAGGAGCTTCACTACCTGCACCTGAAGCAACGGATGTGTCTAGCCCACCTGTAGTAGAAGCTACTGCGGTAGAGGTTGCACCTGCTGCTATGGATGAAGCAACACCTGAAGACATCAGTTTTGATGCACCTGCCGCAGAGGAGATCACTATCGAGACCCCTACCGCTGTGGATACAGCACTTCGGATTTTGAAGTCTCCCACGAAGTATGATGATCTAGATGCAGGTGAGAGAGAGCAGCTTGACGGTGCTGTCCGTGATATCACACAACAGATCACAGACCTTAATGCAGAAGCACAAGCTGCAGAGGGTCAGGCTAAGCTAGTACCTGTAGAGAAGATGCAGAAGCTATCCAGCATCCTCATGCTTTTGATGGCTAAGAATCCTGATAAGTTTGCGGGTATCCCAAACACAGATCCAGAAATCCAGAAGGTTTTGAAAACATTCAGCGCACAGACTCCATCGGAAGTAGCGGCACAGCGTTGGCAAGAGGGAGCATCTGACGGTTTGCAGCTAGCTACATCTTTGGCTAAGTCCAAAGTGCCTGAGTCTCCAGGCGAGTGGAAGACTGAGTTGGCAAAGGTAGATGGTAAGTCTGTTCTTACACCCCAAGAGATCGTGCAGATTATCGACTATGCCCGTCGTCGGAAAGTGCCAAGTGATCCACAGCAGATTCAGGCAGAGCTATCTAGCTTGATTCCAACGAGCCGATGGGTAAAGTCAGGTGTAGAAGATCAGGTCTATATCCTTTTCACAGCGGCAAGAAGCCTAGCACAATCTGGGCAACTGCCCGTACCAGGACGGTAAAGAATGGATCCCATCTGGAAGCGAAGAGGATTTGACAGCCAAGAAGAGTTCGACGCATACCTTGCAGAACTCTATGGTGTGATCAAAAAGGATCGCACCCAAGGCGATACTATCGTACAGCTAGGAGACTATGGGAACAAGGAAGCTATCACAGCTTACTTGGATTCTCAACGTGGTGCTGTGCCTGCTACGCCTGCACCTGTAGCTCAACGTTCAGTAGCCGCACCTGTAGCTGTTAGACCGGGTGAGACTGAGACTCAGTACCAGCAGTTTGCCCGTAAGATGGAAGACGTTCAGGAGAAAGAGGTACAGCAGGCACAGTACGATCCGGCTAAGCTACCAGATAGGGTCATTGAAGATAACACGTTGCGTCTGTATGTAGATGCAGCACAAGAGCCAAGGGACGCAGCTAAGGGGGATCGTATCTCTCAGGCTTGGGATTGGTTGATGACACCCGCATCACCTGAAACCCCGGGCATTCTTGGTAACACATCCGAACCAGCAATCATCACGGCTCTACGTCCACAGCCTATGCTCACGGCAGAAGAGACTAAGGCATATGAGGATGCTAGATCAAAGGGTGACACAACCTATTTTGTAGACAAGCTGCTTGATGTAGCTGGTGATAAAGATACGAAAGGTCGCACCGTAGAATCTACGATTGGTTATGCTGCACGGATGGCTAACATCCCGTCTGCATTCGTGACCTACGTTATGGATTCTGCTCTATCAAGTGGTGATCCTACCCCATTTTCAGAGCGTGTTGCGAAGGGTGAGGGCTTAGCAGAAGGTAGCCGTGAGCTAGCATCCTATTTGGAATATGGTACTCGTGATCCTATGGTGGGCGACAAGCTAGCCGATGGTTCCGAAGTACCTGAAGGTTGGTCTTTACCTGAGCAAACCGCATTCGTAGCAGGTGGATTGGTTGACCTGCTAATCCCAGGTGACCTAGGTATTGCAGGTGCAGTTAAAGGAGCATCCAAAGCTAGCAAGGTTTTGAAAGCAGCGGATACATTCTCTACGATAGAGAAAGCTGGAGTCATTGCAGAGGGTGCAGTTAAAGGTGGATTGGAATCTTGGCCCGGTGGTGCTAGACTACTGTCATCAACTCCCGAGCTACAGACTAGCATTATCTCTACTGCAGCTAAGAGAGCTGAACCCGTTGTACAAGAGTGGAAGGATTGGGCAATCAATCCTGAGATACGTCGTACAAATCCTGCACCTGAATCCGCAGCTAAGATGGGTCTACCTACAGATCCCGATGAAGCCTACGATTTCCTAGGTCGTGCTATTGCTATGGGCAATGCTAACCCTAATCCAATCCCTTTGAACGAAAGGATTGGTCGCATAGCTTTGGGACGCAAAGCGTTGACCGATGCATCTGGTTTGGATGCACGTATTGGTGATGTGCTTGTGCACACAAACTCTTTGCCTGAGCTACGTAAGAGTGCCCTTGAACGCGATATGGGTCATGGTCTTACGTTGGGTGAGGTACGTAATCTGGTTACCTTAACTCCCGACGAAGCCTTGCAAATGGACGGGATGGATTACAAGATCCTGATGGATCATGTTCGTGAAAGCAAAGCTGTATTGAGAATGGATCCAGCAACGTGGCGTAAGCTGGAAGCTATTGACGAAGCAACAGGGCTGAACTATCCAGGTCCAAAAGATCCTACCCCTGATGCCTCTGCTTATCCTAAAGTGAAAGTGGATCCCGCTGATTGGAACCAAATGATGGTTGCACTCATGGAGCAACACGCTTTGGATTTTGATCCTACAGCAGTTGATCTTAGGTCGATTGATTTCAATCGTGGTGAGACAAACCTAACCCTTCCCGCTGAGATGCGTACACCTGCTGATGCAGCACGTAAACTTGCATCTAGTCTACGTCTAGCATCCCTTGATGCATCTACAGACCTAGAGAAAGTAGCATCACCCGCTGTGCTTGATGCTATCCAACGCAATAAATTAAAGCTAGGTGCGGTTGGTGAATCCATCTTGGATGATATCAAGATAGCTAGAAAAGCTGGTGATGTGAATCCCGTGTCGGGTTTGACAGCTAAGCTATTCCAAACAGAACAGGATGTGGTACGTAATCTCGATAGCCTCCTTTCGCGTTTGTACGGTGATCAGAAAGGTTTGTTCCGTACCCTAGCTTCCACTCCCAACACCAGACTCAACGTCATTGCAGGGGCACTTAGGAAGAAAGCAATAGAGTCTCCCGGTGATTTCCTAGACACGCTCAATCGGTTCGTAGCTTTGTTGGAGAAGAACAAAGCTGGGGCTATGGTACGTGCTGGTGATCTGGAGAAAGCAGGTCTATCCCCTATCAACTGGCAGATTGCTATGGCCGCTGCCGCTGATAAGGAGTTGGCTTCTAACCCCATGGCAGTTGCGATCAACCTATTGGTTGAAGCACGTAAGGGTGAAGTGTTGTCGCAAGCAGCGGCGGATATCCTTGCACGTATTCCTAAGAAGTCTGCTATCTATCGCGACATACGTAGATGGGCAAGCGACACTATGACTAAGGTGGAATCCGAAGTAGCCAAAGTGTTTGCTCTATCACGAGACGTGGAGATCATTCCTGGTTCCAATGTTGCTAGCTACCTGGGTGAGAATGAAATCCCCATCCGGGAAAACATTGCGCAGTTCATAGCCGATGCTGCAAAAGCTGCGGTGTTGGATGACACACAGTATTTCCAAGATGCTTTTGCTAGATTCCAAGACCGGTTGATTGCATCCCTAGAGAACCAAGACATCTACGCATTTGGTATTTTGGATGCGGACAGGTTGAAAGAGTTGATCTCCGATAGCGTGTTGGATATCCAAGACTCTACAGCGGAACTTGCACAGCGAGTACAAACAGAATTCTCCAAGCAGAATCCAAAGGCGCTACAGGATCAAGTACGTCAGAGTGCTGCGGATAGCCTTGCCGAATCGCTGCAGGTAATCTATGACCTGCAATCCCAAGCTGATTACACCACGTCCGCTGTGCAGCGAGAGCTTACAGCACAGCTAGTGGGTATACATCCTGTTGTGGCAAATGCTATAGCAGAGGAGCTATTGCGTTTGGGTGGTGATGTGGTTGCAGCCA